TTTTACTGTTTTAACCCCTAGTTCATCCATGTTTATTAGCATCCTCCTATACTGAACGCAATCTTGGATTTCAGACTCATTTCATATTGGAAAAGGCTAAGGTTTGTGGGCATTTCAAGGGACTGGTATGTTGTCTGGCGAACCAAAAGTAGGTAAAACATGGCTATTGCTTGAGCTGATGGTCTGCGTGGCATCCGGTTTGCCGTTTTTAGGAAAACAGAAAATACACGCACAGGGAGCGGTAATCATCTTTTCCCCTGAAGGTTCAACGCACGCCCTTGTAGATAGGCTCTTACAAATTTGCAACCGCAAAAAGCTAGACCTAAAAAACCTTCAAATCCGAATAATAGAAAAACAGCGACTTCATCTTAATAACCCAAACGACCAAAAAACCATCTGCGAAGGAATAGAAAAAGCCCGCCCTGTTTTGGTCGCATTCGATCCATTCAAAGCCTGTTTTGAGGGTGATGAAAACTCTCAATCAGAAGTTTCTAAAGTTACTAACTTTTTAACAACCATCTCGAATAGGTACAACTGTTCGGTGATAATGACCCACCATCAAGTTAAATCCAGAAACAGTTCTCAAAGCGATGGTTCAAAAATTCGGGGTTCAGGCGTTCTCTTTAGCTTTGGTGATTCCTACCTCTTTTTAAAGCGTGATAAACAAGACCGTTTAAGCCTTACCAATATTCAACGCCATGCCAGCCCTCTACCACCAATCGCCCTAAAACTGGCTAAAACAGGCGGTCATAAAATCGATGTAATAAACAGAACGGAAAAAGAAGAACAGTTGGTCGATAAAATTCACAAACTCTTAGTGAGTGAATATCCAGCCTCTCTCAAGCTTGATGAAATCAGAAAATCAATCGGCGGAAAGTACAGCAAATATACCGGAGCATTAAAATATTTAAGGGATGCCCGCTTAATTATAAAACTTAAAAAAGGCGGATTTAAGGCGAAAAAGTAGCCTTGTTCTGTTCCCTTTTGTGCCTAAGGCACGAAAGGGAACACACAAAAGCGATTTATTGCGGTTTCGTCCTTTAAACAAAGGCTAAAAGGAGGTTTTTAAAAGTGAAAAAAAAGGCACGGCTTTACTCTCTAAAAACGGCTCAATTAGCCACCGTCAATTTTGCCGGAGATATCGAAATTTATCAGGTTGGCGATAAGTACCGAATACTCATCGGCAGGCAAAAATATCTTATTCCTGTGGACGGCAAGCGTGTCTATTCGGATGTAGAAGGGATGCTTTCTTTAGTCCATATCTCGCACCTCTGCCTGTTTGGCAAAAATATCTTTGAGGCTAAAAATGGAGCAAAAACCGATGATTAGAGAGCCGTTCCGTTCCTGCTTTTCCCTACATAAAAGGGGGAACGAACGAGAGCAAATGGGGTATCATAAGAAGATGAAAATTGCCGGTATTATTATTACTCTGATTCTGGCTTTCGCCCCCCTCCCTGCTACAGCCCAAACCGGCGTAGTAGAGGCTATTTTAGACGGCGACACATACGATATTAGGGTAGAGGGTAAAATCATTCGTGTGCGGCTCTACGGCGTTGATGCACCGGAACTGCACCTGCCGGAGGGAAAAGAGGCAAGGCATTTTGTCTCTGCCTTGATTTTTAAAAAACGGGTCAATCTAATTATCAGGGGTGTTGGTGTCTATCACCGCACTTTGGCAATCGTTAGGTTTGCATCTGGTAAATCACTGGCAATGGAATTATTAAAAACAGGGCGGGCTACAGTTTATGTAAATCAGTTCCGCCCAAAACCCCGCCGACTGTTTCAGCAATACATCAACGCCCAACGGCGGGCGATGAAAAAGAGCATCGGAATTTTTAACTATAAAAAATTTAAAATCAAAAAATGACAGAACAAGAAAGCGAAAATCTCATAGAGCGGTTGCCCCCCTCCCTTCAACAGGTAGCCAGAGTGGTAGGCATTGAGGCGACCCTAAAATTAGAAAAAGCCTTTCGTGGCACTTATATTTATATCGCCTCTGTTGATACAATTCGCCGTGAGGTCAGGGATGTTAAAATTCGTGCTGAATACGATGCTGGAGGCGTTACCGTTTCGCACCTAGCGGTCAAACATCATTTAACCGAGAGGCAAATTTATACTATCCTCTCAACCTCTCTGACCGAACCAGATGAACTTCCGCTTTTTAGAAATTTGACCAAAGAGGCAGACTCTAAAATCTGACACCTAAAGCACTTCAGGTGGCTCACCTCACTTTTCCGTTCCATAATTATTTTTATGGAAATAAGGGATGCGTATCACAATCAAAAAACAGCCTCTACCGTTTTTTGTCTTACTGACAATCCTGTCAATTTACTTTCAACTAATGTAAAAAAAAATCTACCCCACCACTCTAACCATCCCTTGTTTTCTGAATAGGAGAAAATATGAAAATTGTAATTGATGCAGGTCACGGCGGAAACGCAACTGGTGCTATCGGTGCAGACGGTACAGAAGAAAAAACTTTAAACCTTTACGCCGCTATCGCACTGCAATCGTTTTTACTAAAACAGGGACACCAAGTGTTGATGACTCGGTTGCTCGATGTTGATGTCTCTCTATCGGGCAGAACTAAATTTGCAAATAAATTAAATGCCGACCTTTTTTTATCGCTCCATTGCAACGCAAATAGAAACAGGCGGGCAAAAGGAATTGAGTGCTACACCTCAAAAGGCGAAACGAAATCTGATAAATGGGCTAGGAAAATTCAGACTCTTCTTTTGACCATTTTCAAAGACAGAAAAGATTTTGCCGGCAAAGGGTCAAGTGAAGAAAATTTTTATGTGCTTCACAAAACAAAAATGCCCGCCGTTCTAATTGAAATGGGATTTATTTCTAACGATGAAGAGCGGGAATGGCTAAAGAAAAATTATCCCTCAATAGCGTGGGCTATTTCAAACGCTATTGAAATTGGAATAGAGGATTAAACGATGTTTGGAGCAATAGCATTAACCGCACTTAAATACGGTGTTCCGTTTTTAAAATCGGCAGGTGAAAAACTAGGTCTATCGAAACAACATTCCGAACTTGCCGTCAAAGTTGCATCGCTGGTTGCGGGTAGCAACGGCGACCCAGAAAAACTTACAGGCTCTTTGAGCCAAATGCAACCGGCAGACCAAATAGCCCTACAAACTCTTTTTAACACTCTTGAAGAGAGGCGAATGCAACACGCTGAAACAATGGAGTCCGAGGAAACCGAGCGGATTAAATCGGCTAACGCTGTTTGGAAAAACGATGTAAACCAAGAGGATAAATTCACAAAACGCAGTCGCCCCGCCGGACTCTATATGTTTTACCTCGTTATTGTTAATGCTCTGCTAGTCGTTCCAATTATCTCTGTTGTCAAAACCGGCACGGCACAAACGCTAGACCTGCCACATGATTTTTGGGTTATTTTTGGCGTTGCTTTTACTGGCTATTCTGCACTCCGTTCTGTTTATGACAAAGCGGGCAAAAACCGCCCTGAACCGATGAAAGCAATTTTTAAAATGATGGGTAAAAACTAGGTGTGGGTAGTGTTAAAAATGTTGAGCTACCATCTGCCGATTTTGATTTGATGAAATTGGAACATCAAAAAGGTGCAGAAATCCGTAGCCCTAAAAACTGTCAAAACTTGAACTTCCACTCAACCAACGGAGCTGTAAAAGAGCATTTTTTTTGCGGAACTTGCTACCAAATATTTACTAGAGGGAATCAATGAACCAATATCAAACAGTCCAAATTCTTCTTAGCGGACTTTTCTTTCCGGCGATGTGGATTTTTGCCCGATACCTCATCAGCCAAAATGAAAAACGCAACCTTACTCGTGATGAACAAATCAAAACGCTGGCAGTTGAAATAAAACTTCTCTCTAACAACCGTGCAGAAGACATCAAAACCCTCTATACCTCGTTTGTGGAAAAGGGTACTTTTCTTAGTTCAACTGCAAAAACCGAATCAACCGTAAAAGATATTTTTGAAAAATTAAACAAACTCGACAGCCTTTTAAATCGTTATGTCGGCGGTCAAGATGCGGTCAAACAGATAGGTTCAGAAATAAAAACGGCGGTAGAGGCAATCGCCCGCAGGAGTAACTAAAATGGGTTTCGTGTTAAAACAAAATACATTGCGTGGGCGGATTATCTCTCTATTAAAAACCGAACACCCTAACCCTATTTCTGTTGACGCATTATTGTCGGCTCTCCAATTCTCCGGCGACCCAACACTCACAGAATTTGATTTACGATCACATCTAGCCTATCTATCCGGCGATGGAAAAGGGTATCTCCGGTTAGAATCGCCTAGACCAAAATTTCAACTTGTGACACTCACTTCTCGGGGAATTGATTTACTAGACGGCGTTATAGAAAACGATCCGGGGGTTTATATCGTACGATGACAAAAACTTTTTTAGATAACCTTTTCATACCTCTGTTGTCTGCGTCCCTCGGATCACTATTTTCCAACCGTTTAAAGGGGCGTTAAACAGGTATTAAAATGGCAGATAAAGACGATAAATCTCTAGCGGAAAAACTGTTTCCTGTTTTTGTCGATACCGGTTCTATCTCTGCGGTTTTGGAATATTGCAAAGATGAATCAATCTCAATTAGCAAACCTACACTCTATAAAATGCGTGACCTGTTTGGTTGGGAATCTAAAAGAAACGAAACTATCAAAAGCGGTTTTGCCGCCGTTGTCTCATCGGGCAACCCACTTTTAGACCTGCTAGTTGAAATTGTAACGAGCAAACAAAAAATAAAAAACGCAATCGAAACTTCACCTGCGGATAAAGAGTTACACCGTCTAAACGGAATGTATATTTCACAAATGCTCGATGCTCTAAAAGAGGTTCATCGCCAAAAGAAAAAAGACGAAGTGATAAAAGATTTAGATCAGCAGGTTAAAACCGGCGGGCTTAGCGATGAAGCGGCGGCGGAAATCAGAAAGAAAATTTTAGGAATAGGTAATGGGTAAAACCGGAATTTTTTTACCCTATCAATCTAAATGGGTTGCTGATGATGCAGATGTAAAAGTCTGGGAAAAATCACGCCGTATCGGTGCGTCATGGTGTGAGGCGGCTGATGCTGTTTTATCTGCCGCACAGAAAAACGGCACACCGGCATTTTATATTGGCTACAACCACGAGATGGCTAGAGGGTTTATAGAGGACGGTGCGTTTTGGGCTAAGCACTATAATTTCGCCGCCGGTGAAATGGAAGAATTTGTTTATACGGATGAAGATAAAGATATTCTCTCATTTAGAATAAAGTTAGCCTCCGGTTTTGGTATCACGGCACTTTCATCAAAACCTAGAAACCTAAGAAATAAAAAAGGGACGATTATAATCGATGAGGCGGCATTCCATGATGACCTCGAAGGGATGATCCAAGCGGCGATGGCAACGCTGATGTGGGGCGGTAAAGTTCGCATAATTTCTACAGACTTTGGTGATAACAATCCGTTTAACGATCTGCTAAAAGATATCAAAGCCAAGAAAAAACCGTACTCATTTCATCGCACAACACTTGATGATGCGATAGAGGATGGACTCTATAAACAGATTTGCAAAACACGCAAACTCGATTGGTCGCAAGAAATTGAAAAAAGTTGGCGGGAAAATTTAATTAAATCTTACGGTGATGGTGCAGATGAAGAGCTGTTTTGTATCCCCTCACAGGGAACGGGTGCATATTTTACTCGTGCTACTGTTGAAAAAAATATGGAGTCTGATAGACCTCTGTTGCGTTTTGCGTGCAAAAATGAATTTGCATCTTTACCAGATGAAGAGCGAACCAAAGTAGCGGATGATTGGTGTGAAGAAAATCTTGAACCACTCCTGTCAACATTAGATAAAAACCGGCGACATTATTTTGGTGAGGATTTTGGGCGTTCCGGTGATCTGACGGTTATTCATCCAATAGAGGAAACTCAAACTTTAAATTACAAAACTCCGTTTATAGTTGAGCTTCGCAATGTACCGTTTAAAGAACAAGAATATATTTTGTTTTTTATTGTAGACCGTCTACCTCGTTTTTCCGGCGGTGCGTTAGATGCCAGAGGCAATGGGCAATATCTCGCAGAAGTTGCGATGCAAAAATATGGTGGTTCTCATATTCACGAAGTGATGCTGACTCAAAAATGGTACGGCGAAAACTTTCCGCCTTATAAAGCGGCACTTGAAGATGCAACTTTTTCATTGCCAAAACATTCAGACATTTTAAACGATCACCGGTTTGTAAAATTGGTAAACGGTATTCCTGCCGTTCCTCAATCGGCAAGAGGCAAGGGTAGCGATGGCGGTCAACGCCACGCTGATTCGGTTATAGCGGCTGTACTGGCAAACTTTGCCGCTAAAAATGGAATCTCGTTTGATGTGACCGAGGCAAGGACGACAGGTCAAAAACGAGAGACTGCCGGGGTAGATAAATTTTAATGAAACCTCAAAATGCAATTTCAAAAACAATCGGTTGGTTTAAAGGCAAGATTTTAAAACAGTCCGAAATTGAGAGTAGTGCCGACTCATCAAAAAAATCGGATATCACAACCGGTTTTACCGGTAACCTCGTTTCCAACCCAGATAAAATTTTATCTCTAAAATCTGCAAGCTCAAATACCGAGCGTGTTTATGAAGAGATGCTTTATAAAGACCCAGAAATTAAACAGGCGATGCAGACCAGAGTCAGTTCGGTAATAGGCAAATCGTGGCGGGTTACACCGGCTACCGATTCAGAGCGTGATAAAGCGATAGCCGATTTTATAACTCATAATCTAAAAAATATTTCTTTTGATAGCATTCGGCGTGCGTTGCTCAAATCTGGTTTGATGACCGGACTTGGTGTAGCGGAAATAATTTATAGGCTCAAAACGACAAAACAGTTTGGGACTAAATACCACATTGAAACTTTGCTCGATAGAAAGCCGTGGCGTTTCCGTTGGAATAAAAAAAATGAACTTCGCCTTCTAACGGCAAATGATAAAGATGGTCTGCCACTGGCTGAATATAAAATGCAAACTTTCACACATGAAAAGCAGTTTGAAAATCTGTATGGAGAGGGGCTAGGCAAATCGCTTTACTGGTCGTATTGGTTTAAAAAAAATGCGATAAAATCGTGGGCGATATTTGGCGACAAGTTCGGCTTTCCCACCGTGATTGGAAAATACCCTGTAAATACTACGCAAACCGACCAAGAAAAATTGCTCGATGTAATTAAAGCGATTCAACACGAAACCGGCATCATCATCCCAGACGGGCAAGATATCGGTTTATTAGATGCGATTAAAAGTTCAAGTTCCGGTGGCGGTGGCGTTGCTGTATTTTCTGATTTCATAAAATATTTTGATGAGAAAATTCAAAAAACCATTTTAGGTCAAACGCTCACATCTAGCACTGGGTCTACCGGAAGTTTTGCACAGGCACGAGTACACAATGAAGTGCGGGGTGATTTATTAAAATCAGATGCCGACTCACTTTCTGAATCATTCAATCGTCAACTCATAAAATATCTTGTTGACCTAAATTTTGCTGATGTTGATGCCTACCCTGAAATTTGGATAGACACCACGCCTCCGCCCGACCTTGAAACTCAAATAAAAATTGATGCAGGGGTTCAAAAAATCGGCGGCAAAATTTCTAAAAAACATATTGCTGATACCTACGGTTTTGCTCAAGACCTGCCGGATAGCGATTATATTGATTCAACTGTTTCTGTGCCACCCCACTCGACTACTCCGGCAAAACCTAAATCGGTTGCGTTTGCTGAACAAATAAAACCAACGGCTGTCGTTGCTGATATCAGGAGACAATTACTTAATAGGGGGGTAAACGCTACTGATGATGTTGTTTTAAACGCTCTCGATGCCGACCCGTACAGAGAGATTAGAAACCTCATTATTGATGAGGTCGGGGCTGATAGAATTCCAACGGCTGACATTCTATCGTCCGGCAAACATCTTGAAGATATTTTATACCGGTCAATTTTAACCGCTCGTTTAAACGCCGTTCAATCGGTTGTTAATGACCTACGGGTGACTGCACAATTAGGAGAAATCCCCGCCGGTTTTATTCCTGAAAATTCTTTTATTGAATTTGCAGAAACAGATTACGCAAACTCAATGTTTACACCAGAAGAGGCTTTGGCATTTTTTGAACAAAAAACTGCGATGAGTTTTGCCGAATATCAAAAACTTGATGCGGCGGCGAAGGCGATGGCAATAAGTATCGCCGGTGACCAGACCGGAAAAGTTGCGGAAAAAATGAAACAAAAAATTGAAGAGGCAATCGCAAGCGGTGGTGCAACATCGCCAAGAGGTTTTGCTGATGCGTTAAACGCTCTGCTAGGTGCGATGGGAATAGAGCCGATAAAAAACCATCAGGCCGAAACCGTCTTGGCTACAAACCTGCATTCAGCGTTTAACGCCGGACGATGGGAACTCTATCACCGACCAGAGATAAAAAAGATTTACACAAAATACGAATATGTGACCGCCGGTGACGATAGGGTTAGACCGGCTCATCAGGCGATGGACGGAATCGTCCGCCCTGCCGATGATCCGTTTTGGTTAGAGTGGTATCCGCCAAACGGTTTTAGATGCCGTTGCACAGTTTTGGCAATTTCAAAATATGAGGATGTGCCTCTCTCTGTTGTGCCGTCAGGGTTTGCTCCCGACAAAGGTTTTGACACTAACCCTGCGGCTAATTAACGAGACTATTTAAAGGAGATTTGTGATGAATAAAAAGGCGTGGTTGGAAATTATGCGAACCGGTACGCACACCGGTTCAAACGGGATAACAAAAACATATGCTCTTAAAGATTTATCCGAATTGGTGGCAAACTTTAATCCTCTCAATCGCCGTGTGCCGGTTGTAGTTGGTCACCCGCAATTAGATGATCCTGCCTACGGTTGGACGGAAAAAATAAAAGTGGTTGGCAATAAACTACTGGCAAAAGTTTCTCTTTTGCCACAGTTTGCCGAACTTGTAAAACAGGGGCAGTACAGAAATATATCTGTAGCACTTAAAAACAACGCCCTACGACATATCGGATTTTTAGGCGGTGCATCACCTGCAATCGATGGTCTAAAAGAAATTCAATTATCAGAAATAAAAAACGATGATGACGACTGCATTGAATATTCATCAGAACTACAACCTGTAAATTTTAAGGAGAAAAAAACAATGGATGAAAAAGAGATAAAAGCGATGATCGCAGAGGCTGTAGGCAATGCTCTACGCAAACAGCAAAGCGAATTTTCAGAGGCAACAGACACTCTCAAAAAAGAGTTGGACGATGCCAATAAAAAGGTCGCTGAATTTTCAGAGAAAAACCAAACTCTCACAGATGAGCAAAACAGCATTTTAGAAAAAGCAAAACAAAAAGAGATTAGCGAATTTTGCGAGTCCGCACTTAAAGCGGGCAAAATTCTTCCGGCTGATATGGATGCAGGTCTGCCTAAATTTTTACTCTCTATTTCAAACAATGAAGATTCAGAATTTGCAGAGGGATCAGCTAAGGATTCGCCTGTTGGATTTATGGAAAAATTTATAGAGAGAGGTGGTAAGCGTATCGAATTTTCCGAGGTAAGCAAAGAGGGCGAAAACTCAACTAGTTTTAATGTTTCTGATACGCAGAAAAAAATAAATGAGCAATGCGGCATCACCGATGCAGAGTACGCAGAAGCTAATCCCGATAACTAAAAAAAGGAGATTTGAAAGATGGTTTTAACCAAAGATAGGCGAACGAACAAAAAAGCGGGGGATAGTCTGTTAGTAATTCCTCTAGCTGTTGCCTCTAAAATTTTTGCGGGCGGTTTAGTAAATCTTGACGCATCGGGTAATGGCGTGTCAGCTGTTGATACCGCAGGTCACGCTTTTGCTGGTGTTGCAAAAGAGATGAGAGACCAATCGGTAGGTGACGCACAGGTTCTACTCGAATACCGAGGCGTTATACAAATGACTGCTACCGGCATAACAGCCGCACAACTTCTTGAAGATGCGTTTGTGGTTGACGATGAAACAGTAGGGCTTGGTATCACTGCACAGCCAGTAAATGTTACCGGTGTTGCAGTTTCACGAACGGCTAACTCTAAAGGCGGTGTTTACGCACTTGCATTTACAGCAACAGGAACTCTACTTGGATACGGAGGCGGTGCGACTGTCAATGTAGGTGCTGGCGGGACTTTTGTTTTAACCGCAACAGACGGTTCAACCGTTGAAGTTGTGGTGACCGGCGGTTCTATACCCGGTGCAAACCAAATAGATAACCTCGCATTAAGAAATGTGAAGGTAGGAAAAATCGTAGAGGTAGTTTCTGCTACTTCTGTTTATATTGACATGAGCAAATAGGAGTAAAAATGAAACCGTTAAAATTTATAATTAGTTTTTTTGTTCTCGGTTTGGGAATGATATTTTCCGAACCAAATCCGTGCGGACTTTTGCTTTTAGGCATCACCGTAAATTCTGAAACACTTGAATCAGCCAGACGAACTTATAAAGCAATTTTTTTAAAAGGTGCCTCCGCCGCCGCCACTGTTTATGAAAAACTTGCAATGGTAGTTATCTCTACCGGTTCGGCGGTAGAACACAAGTGGTTAGAAAATATGCCCAGCCTGCGTGAATGGGTTGGAGAGCGTGTTATTAAATCTTTATCAGCCGAAGGGATGATAATCAAAAACAAACGGTTTGAGGCAACTGTTTCAGTTTCCCGGGACGATGTGGAAGATGACCAACTCGGTTTGTATAGTGCCAACATGAAAATTCTTGGAGAGAATGCTACAAAACATCCTGATAACCTTGTTACGACCCTGATTAAAAAAGCGTTCACTTCTACCGGCTACGATGGAAAATTCTTTTGTGCTACTGACCATCCAAACGGCGACCTAGCACCGTGGTCTAATAAATCTTTAGGCATTTTATCGTCTGCAAACTATTCAACAGCTAGAGCGGAAATGATGAGCCTCGTTAATGATGAGGGCGAGCCTTTAGGTGTTTTGCCTGATACTCTAATTGTTCCTCCGCAATTAGAAGCTATGGCAAAACAGATTTTAAAAGCTGATCAACTTGCAAACGGACAAACCAATGTGAATAAAGGCGAAGCGGAAATAATGGTTTTACCTAAACTTTCCAGCAATCCTACACAGTGGTTTCTGGCACAACTTGCTAACGAGGCAAAGCCGTTTATTTTTCAAGACCGGAAAAAGCCGGAGTTTGTCGCACTCGACAATCCTACAGACCCAAATGTTTTCAAACGAAACGAGTTTGTCTACGGTGTTGACTACCGTGGTAATGCCGGTTTTGGTTTTCCTCAACTAATTCATGGTTCAACTGGAACTGTTTAAATTTTTCTTGCTGGGCGGCAAACGCCGCCTAGCAGAATATTTTGAAAGGAAAAAAAATGACCAAACCAAAAAAAGATTGTGAATCTAAATATATCAAATTAGATTTCCCTGTTGGTTTTGATAGCCGTAGACCGGGACAAAAACCTGAATCGTCAATAATAAAATCAGAAGAGTTTGACCAAAAATTGCGGGACGAATTACGAACCAAAGGCGTGAGTGTTACACCGTGCGATAAACGAGGCAGGTCGGTTGACCCTGATGATATCAAACGAGAAAAGGCGGAGGTAGCGGCAATAAAACAGGCAGAGAAAGAAGCGAAAGAAAAAGCAGAAGCCGAAGCCGACGAAAAAACCGAACCTGAATCTTTATTTGATAAAGCAAAAAAAGCGGTCACCGGTAGCAACTAATGCCGTACTCCGTTTATGCCGATGTGTTGCAGATAGCAACGCAAACCGATTTGATTGAACTGACAAGTGGCTCAAAGATTTGTCAAAGCGGGTCGTGACGGTTGGTGAAACTACACCGCAAATTCCCGCAACCTCGAATTCCGCACAATCAACTCCGCCGACAGCTAAGAGAGTTTTCACAGAAAAATCTTTAAAGGAATTTTGATGCCTAGAATAATTATCACGCTAAAAAACTTTCCTGAATTAAAACTGAGGATAAAAAACTTTGTAGCTTCCGGTGGCAAAATGAAATCAGTGTGGCAGTTGGTCGCACCGTTGCTGTTACGCTCTGTTGATAAAAACTTCCGTGCAGGAGGTCGACCTGACAAATGGCAACCTTCCAAAAAACCGACAGGCAAAACTTTAATCAAAAGTGGCGTTGGAAAATCTAGTATTAATGCTCGTGCGTTTGCAAAAGGGATTGCTATCGGCACGCCGTCAAAATATATGGCGGCTCATGATGCCGGTGCAAGGATTCCGGCTCACACAATTAAACCTAAAAAAGCTGGTGGTGTTTTAGCGTTTAAAATTGGAGGCAAATTACGATTCGCAAAATCGGTTCACATTCCTAGTTTTAAATTACCGCAAAGGAAATTTTTGTTGGTACAAGCCGAAGACTGGTCGGGCATCAACTCAATAATTTTTGGCTATTTTGATGAGCGGTGGGCGGCATGATTTTAATAGATGTTATTGAAGATGCGTTTATAGCAACTATCAATGTGCTAAACCCGTCTCTAAATGCGGAAGCGTTCCCCGGCGAAATAACGCAAGAGATTATCGAAAAAGCTGTTAAAAAATCTGAATCAAAAGTTTATGTGATTTATGGCGGTGGTAAAGAGGCAGATAAAAGAACCGGTGCTACACGCTACATGACGATGGAATTTAATATTGCTATTGTCTCTCGCAGTCTGCGTGGTCCTAAAGAAGCGACCAGAGGCACAAACGGGGCGTACGCTGTGCTTGACGCATTGCGTGTAGGTTTGCGTGACAACAATCTTGGAATTGTAAATATGAAAGAAACAAAATTTTTATCAGAAGATTTGGAATTTTCAACAGACAGTGCGTGCCTTTTCCGGCAGGTCTGGTCAATAACTATCGGTAAATAGGTAAGGAGCAAAAATGTACTACGAAACAAGCGACAAAGCAAAAATCAAAAAACTTGCAGATGCAGGATTAACCCCATTTGCGATTGTGAACGACACCGTCCACCGCTACAAAAAAAAGTCGGCAGAAAAAGTTTTAAAAAAATCTGCCACTAATTCACCATCAAATAATTCGTCAACCACGACCTCAACAAGATAAGGAGTTTTAAAATGGCTGAAAAGATTTTAATAAAAATAGAAGACGGGTTCACCCCTATCGCCCAAGAAGTGATGACCAATTCCGGTGATAACAAAACCTTTGCCGCTCCTAGTCTGGGGCATTTTTCGTTATCGGCAGAGGACGAAAATGGTATTAACCGCACACCCGATGTTAGACCTGATGGAGTTAGAAGTGGATTTTTAATTTCACCTGCCCTCTCTGGTACAAACGATTTGATAGATGTTAAAGGCGGTAAAATTTTCCAATCGTTTAACAAAATCACAGTTGCCGGAGTAACCGACCTAGCGGTTGCCAGACCTGCGACCCTACCGTTTATAACCCACTCAATCACTATAAACTCCGCCGGTGCTATCGTGGTCGTTGCCGGTACAGAGGGTGCGGCGTTTTCATCTGTCAGGGGTGCGGTTGGAGCCGCACCGTTTATTCCTGTAGGATCGATAGAGATAGGTTTGGTAAATTTAACAGCGATTGCCACCGCTCCTATAACGAGCGATGAGATAGTTTTTTCGCCAGAGTGGTCACACACTCCGAGTTATAAACTTTTACCGTACACTGCCTCGGTTGAATTTATGACGGCACTGGCAACTATCCATACCGGCAATGTTACGAGAAGTGTTTATGTAAAATATTCAAAACCGATTCTTGTTGATATTTCCGCCCCCCTCTCAAAAATTAAACCGGTAAAACTTCCACAGAAAATTGCATCGCAACTTTTCTTTTCTGGTACGAGAAGCAAAGTTGTAGAGGGCGAACTCTCCGAGGGTTCGTTTGAGTATGAAGTTCCTGCCGGAATAGGTCATGTTCTAAATAGAATTGACAACAGCACTCGGTTGATAACAATTATGCCTGATTCAACAGCCGATAGACGATTGCTTTTTTACGCACTTGTTACCAATGAAGAGGAATTTGTATCAGGTGAAATCACACTTGGTACGGCTACCCTCTCCGGCATTCAAGCACCGATAGAGGAAGTGGTTTAAGTTTATGAAACCTATTGATGAAGTGAAAGAGACGGGTCAAGTTTTTCTTGACCCGTCCGCTATTGTCAAAAACGCAGAGTTTGTACCGAAGGAAAAAACTTTGGTCTTAAACGAATTAAAACCTGCTTTTGGTTTGGCTGAAAGCGGAGACGACCTTGTCGTTAATATTGGTGCGTTATCCTACAACGATGTCTGTTGCTGTTTAAAAAAACGAGACGGAAATTTTGATGTGCTTGTTGAATCACTTTTAAAACTTGTCAGCAAAAAAGATAGCAGTGGTGCGGCAAAAGAATTTGAAAAACATCTTGGTGAGGGTGGCAAACTTTCTAGCCCAACGGCAAAATACAATTTAGAAATTATCCGACTTGGAACTTTAAAACCTGCGATTGATGCGGATGTTCTTTTTAAACTTTCAGTCCATTATCCAATGACGATACAAAAATGGGCGGATGAAATTTTAGAGTTGACCGGTGCAACTCCTGAAATAAAAAAAAAGTCCGGCGATTAATTAGAACCGACCCGCTTTTTTTATCGCTATTAAATCTGGCATCAAATACGCATCACACGCTATTTGAATTAGAACCTGAAATGTTTGGTGATCGGCTATCCGTTTTCGAGTTGGTCTGCTGGGTTGAATATGAAGAGTTCCAAAACGAGCGTAGAAAAAAGGTCGAAGCAAAAGGAAATAAAAAATAATGGCAAGAAATATCCTTGAAATGATAATCCGTGCGGAAGATGATTTCTCCGGCACTTTTAATAAATTTCAAGGAAAGTTTAACGCTCTCGGAAACAACATGAGAACGCTAACAGCCCCTATCGTTGGTGCAACAAAAGCGATTGCAGGTTTAGCTACGGGGTTTGCGGCGGCGGGCATCGCATTAGATGCGTCATCGATTATGAACGCCTCTAAAGCTCAAACTGCGATGGCAGGTTTGCGAAAAGTTTTTAATGGGACGGGCAAAGAGTTAAAAAAGTTAGAAAAAGATGCCGTCAGTTTTTCTATAAAATTTGGAACTTCAATTGAAAATGTAATAAAAGCCCAAGAGGCGTGGGCGGTTGAAGGTAAAAATTTACAGGATATCCGTACCGGTATGAACGCCTCACAAAAACTTTCTATTGCCGGTGACATCAGTGAAAGTGATGCGGCACTTCGTCTCTCTGCAATCATGGCGGGGCTTGGTGGCAAGTTTGAAACTGTCAATCATTTAGTCGATGCGGCGAATGCCGTTGGTAATCAATTTGGAACGACCACGGATAGTATCACCGAGGGGCTGACACGGTTTGTCGGTGTTGCCCGCCAACAAAATTTATCGTTAGAACAAATGATCGGACTGTTTACCGGTGTTGATGTTGTAACAAAAAATGCAGGTGAAAGCGGGAATGCTCTAAAAACAATTTTAATTCGGCTTCATCAGGAAACGGATAAAAATACAAAAGCGTGGGAGATTTTAGGGCTATCCCATAAAAATGCCGATGGAACTTTTAAAAACTCGTTTCAACTGTTAGGCGAAATTGCAGGAAAAATGAATAGTCTCACGGACTCTCAAAAACAGTATGTCGCACAAGTTTTTGCGGGCATTTTTCATGTTTCAAAATTTAATGTTTTGATGAAAAATTTTGGCATTGCCGTCAACGCATCAACTGCCGCTTTGAACTCTCACGGGTCGGCACAAAAAGAAGTTGATATTCTTTTAGCAACTACTACAAAAAAAGTTGAGTCCGCAACTAAAGCGTGGTCGGCACTCAATAAACAGATAGGCGATGTTCAACTGCAATCTGTAGGGCAGTTAGCGGATGCGTTTACAAAAGCGGTGGTTGCTATGAGTGAATGGGAGTCAACGGCAAATGCCACCGGCATAGTTTTTAATGAGTTTTTAAAACCTGCTGTTGATGCGTTTGTGATTGCCCTGACGGTGCTGGCAGAAAATTTCCCACAGATTATGAAACAGGTTGATTTTTCAAAATTGGAAAATGCACTTAAAGGTTTATCGGCTAGTCTAGCCGGAATTTTTGATGCTGATTTGAGCAAACCACAAGGATGGAGTGATGCAATTCAAAAAGCGTCCGACACCGCCGCATCATTTATAAATGTAGTTGCCGGAATGACCGATGTTTTAAATGCGGTGACCGAGGCAGGAAAACCGATGGTAACTTTTTTTAACGCACTCCCTGCATCGATGAAAAACACAGTAGGGGCATTAGGTGTAGCGGCAACCGCATTCACGGCTCTAATTGCTCCTTTAGAGGCTGTCGGACTTGTTGCACTTACATTTTTGGGAGTGTGGACTAAACTCAAGGCGATAATGGCATCGCCCCTCTCGGCATCAATTCCGACACCTACCGCCGGTGCGGGTGCAGGTGGTGGTGCTGTTGCTGGCGGTGCTACCGAAGCGGCGGGGCTTGGCAAATTAGCGTCCATTCTAACTAAAGTCGGCGGTATTACAACTGTAGTAACCGCCGCCATCTGGTTTTTAACAGAGAGCCAAAAAGCGGAGGCGGATGTTTCTAACATCAGTGCTAATAATCAACTGCACCGGCTCGAAGCTTTAAACCAAGTCAACCGTGCATTGGGAACAAATTTTAAAACAGTAGAAGAGGCTCTCGGAAAACTACACGCACAAAACGCCGCCACTCTAGCCGCCGCCGATGCGGAGGCGTTGTTACGGGATGGTCTGCAATCTACTGGTCAAACGAGGGCAGAGACTAACGCACAAATACAGGAGGGCAACGATGCGTTAGCGACGACAAGAGAGACTATCACCGGTTTGAATGAATCGCTAATAGGAATAAAAGAAAATTTGAACATCGCAATCACGACTGATCTAACGCAGTTGGAAACTCTGAAAACATCGATGCTAGAAATCAATACTGCACTAACACAGACGGCAACTGCAATGGGGTCTACCGCCGATGGTGCGGGTGCTATCGCATCACAGATAGCGGCTACAGAACAAGAGAGGCTGGCACGGTTGACCGCTCTGTTTGATATTGAATCGCAGTTAAACGAAAAACTGTTAGGAATGGCAACGGCGTTTGAGACTCTCACAAATGCACAAAACAGTCTGATACCCTCGTTTGAAACGCTAGGTAGCAGAATGGATGCTCTAACATCGATGCTCTCTCAATCTAAAGAATATAAAGTTGATGTGACTGTAGATGGTGCAGACGGGGCGATTCACGACCTCGTTAGCAGAGTTTTAGAAGAGGTTATTATTAGAATCAAACAAGAAAATCTTTTAACAATCTCGGACGGCTGATGGCTGTAATATTTTCTCTTGATGAAACAGATTTTTATTTAGAGGTCGGTTCTGACGATGCACTTTTGTATCAACCTCGTGTGATGGAAGTCGCAACATTAGCGGGTACAGAACGGAGACAAATTAACGCTCCGGCTAGTGATATATCAACCTCGTTTGATACGGAACTAACAGATGCAGAATTGGCATTGTTGATGACCATTGTTTATTCATTCGTTCCGCTAGGTATCTCCGGCGTTTTAAATGCTCGTTCAATTATAATTTCAGAGGTTAGCAGTTCACGGCTACCAAACAAAAATTTCACAGTAAAAATTTCGTACGGCGTTACCGATTTAATCAAATAAAGGGAAAATAAATCTCTTACAGGAAAAGCAGGTCAGGGCGGAACTTACCCGCCCATGACCGTGTGGCTGTAACCACACCCGACAATTTGCCGGTACTCCGTTTAATGGGTAAATTATAAGGCAGATAAAACAGACCGGAAAGGAGGGAATGATGTTGTTTGGATATCCGATGCAAGCAATGTAAAAAAAAGATAGCCGTGCAAAAAGTAAAAGGCGGCAAGATAGAAATTAAATGTCCACGATGTGGCACTTTAAACACCATTTAAAGAGCCTTTAAAACCTATTCAGAGAACCGAGAGTTCCTTTACATTTAGGAGCTTTTATGAAAATAAAACCGACCCACCCAATCATTAGTTATATCGGTGGCAAAACAAGAACCGCCGATAAAATAATAAACCGATTTCCGACTCATCATTGTTACTGCGAAGTTTTTGCGGGCGGTTTGTCGGTGATGATGAAAAAACCAATCTCAAAAAATGAGGTTGCAAACGACTATGACGCAGAATTAATAAATCTCTACAAAGTCACAAAATTTCGGCTTGGTGATTTATTAGACGGTTTAAAAGACATCCCCCTCTCACGCCGTTTGTGGGAGGATTTTATGACTGTTGATCCAATGTTTTTAAACCCTATTACTAGGGCTGTTAGGAAATTATATATACTGCGACTCTCGTTCGGCGGGAGGGGACGCAACTACGGTACGAATGCTCTCGCACCGGTTATGCCAAAAGAGAGTTTGCGTGAGTGGTTAATTTTATTTCAGGAGCGGATGCGTAGCGTAACGATTGAATGTTTAGACGCAAATGTATTAATAAAAAAGTACGACAAAAAAAGCACTTTTTTTTATATCGACCCTGCGTACATAAACAAGGATTTTTATAAACAAAAATTCGGTGGACTAGAACGAATGCAGTTCTTGAGGGATACTCTCAACAGTTGCAAGGGAAAATGGTTATTGTCGCACCACGATTGCCCAGAAATTAGAGAGCTATTTCAAAAGTTCAAATTCCAAAAAATTGCAATCCGATATACCTACCGTCCGGGTGATTATCACAAAAAAACCTCTGAACTCCTGATTAGCAATTATTAGACAACAAGTAAAACTTCGGTGCATCCCATTTCAATTTAGTAGATAATATGCAAATGCAGAATCACGGTTGGTGCTTTTTTACGGCGATTGAAAATATGGATGGTATGGATGTGTTTACTGCTACTATCGCCATAATTGGTCTTGGTTTGGGAGTCTACAATGCTCTTTATAATGCCCGTAAAGATAAAATCAGACTAACGGTTTTCCCTTTACTTGCGATAAAATTACGGATGGGTGGGTTCACAATGTTAAGAGGAATCCCCACGAAAGAAGAATATGAAGAAAACAAGGATTCTTTTTGGGTCGGTGTCGGAGTCGTCAATAATAGCTATTTCCCTGTAAAAATATCAGAAGTGGGCTTATATGCTGGTGGTCGCCTCCAAAACCGTTGTAAGTTCGAAAAGCCTACAATTTATGGAGGTGGTGACCAAACTTTACCATTAGTTTTGCCAAGGGGTGATTCTGCTAATTTTCTGGTTCAATTTAACAGTATGGATATGAGGCTTTACCAAGACATCAAATCAGTCTATGCCAGTGATGCAACCTTTAAGATACATGTTGGTCTTGGTGAATATAACCTTTTCCCAACAATCAAAAAAATCGCAAAGCACAGAGTCACTCAATCGAATAACTCCTAGACTTCCACTTGTATGGGGTGTCAACCTCTGACAAACGAGGTGCAAGTTTTTGACAAACGGGTTGCGAGATTACAGAATCTGTTTTTCCTTATACCTATAAAAAAAATTAACACCCTTTTGGTCATTATCCAGATAGAAAGATATTACTTACTCCATTGTTTCAGTGTAACTTAATGGTTTTGAGCAAGTCTGGCATACTACTTGCTCTCCTAGAGTATAAATAAAGGTTTCCACTCACGGAAATTTAAAGGCGTTAATTTTATTTTAGGAGGTAACCTCAATTAACAAGCCATTATGTAATATAATGATGTGCGTTGCCATCTAGTTTTGCAGTTGTACTAAACGCCTATGCCTTGCTCCCCATGGTTGCGAACTGTTTTAGTTTAAGTACAGTTTTTTGATATCTGCCGATGTGGTCGGGAGTACTTGTAATTTATTGTTGTCATATTAAATTTGCTATCTTTAGGAGGAAATCGATGAAGAGGTTTTTGATTATTCTATTATTTGTGCTTATCAGCACGCCAACAACAAGTTTCAACGCATTTGGAGTGTCAGGCTTGACCGCTCAAGAACAGAGAGAACTTGATAAACTTAATGCTATTATTTCAGGAGAGGATAACAACACTGTTCAAGAAGTAGCCCCTGCACCAAAACAAAAACTAAAGCCTAAAGTTAAAGCTATCACTAAAGCTAAACCTAGACTGCGAAAAGCTAAAAAGGCTAAAAAAGTCAAAAAAGTGCGAAAAGCTAAAAGACCTTCCCCCATCGTAAACAGAAACAGAATGGCTAACCAAAATTCTGCATTAAAATTAAGGCTTTTAGAGCTTGAGAAAAAAGTGAATGCACTAGAAGCTAAAAAAGAAAATCCAGCATCGCCATCACCCTCAGTTTTCGCCGGTAAAGATGTGAAAATTAAAATCGGCGGGCAATTAAGATTTAGACCAGAGCAAAAAAATAATTTCGACTTTAACAGTAGCACAGGCGACTACCGCAGTTTTGTCGGTCAGAGGATAAGGCTTAATTTTAAAG